TATTAGGCTTGTCTAATACCATGAAACAATGACCATAAATAGAAGCATAGTTTTGTGCAGATTTAATTACAGAGTTTAAATTGTTACCCTCTAAATCAGCATCTTTTAAAAAGTTTTGTAATGAGGGTTCATCTTGCATAGAACCAAAATCTCTGCTTGGTCTAACTCTAAATAAAAATGATGAATAAATTTGAATAATATTTTTACAATGATTATCGCATGGAGTGTTAGCTAGTCTTTGATTAAATTCGTTATCTAATTCTAAATTATATCTGTTTAGGTATTGGCCAATCATATAGTCATAGCCACCATTGTATGATCTAATATAATACTCCCAATTATTAATTGTTTCAGAGTAGTCTTTGTGGGTGTCTAATGCTTGATCTCTAGTGTATGCCATAAATTACTTCATTGTCCATCTTGTTGGAGCATTAAATCTTGCCTGAGTAGTTAATGGTTTTAAATAATCAATCATATAACCTAGTGCGTCATTCATATGATCGAATCCATCTTCCTTGTCAGGAATATTTGTATTCTCCTTGTATATTTGTCTTTGTAACCCTTTTATCAGCGTTTTGCAAGAATGTGAAACAAAAATATGTCTTTCGCCATTAGAATCTTTGAGCCTACTATTCACAGCATTGACTCGATCTCTTATTGCTGGGTGTTTATGTTTAACCTTAACTTTAAATCCAGCGTTTTGTAAAATAGATAAATCAGTTCTCCCACCAGCAGATGTCTTTCGTTGTTTAGATGCTGGGTCAGGATAGATAAATATTTGCATTTTAGTTCCATATCTATCTCTAAGTTCTTGCACCATTTCATCAGTATTACTTCCATAAATGATTACTTCATCTACAAAATAAACTTTATCTTTTTCTATTTGCCCAACACAGGCTGACATGGGATCGACATTGAAGTCCATGCCAATATGCAAAGGCTTTTCCCAATCTATCTCTCGTTTAACAACATTATCTACAGGGTGGAAGTTATAATAAACACTACCAGCATAGTTCTCAAATGTACCCTCAAACTCTTGTCTAAAAGTTCTAATATCAATATCTTGTTTAGCTTGTTCTATTTCTTCAGCAGATACCATTCCACCTTGAATAGTTGTATATTGGAAACTATCCCATTCCTTATCTTGCTTACCTTTTAAATATAATTCATAACTCCAGTTACCATAACCTTTAGGTGTTCCACAAAATAATACATGACCTAATCTATCAGATATACTTGCTCTCAAGACCTCGTACCAAGTACGCTTATCAATATCTGCAAACTCATCTAAGATTAAAAAGTCTAATCCTGTTCCTCTAAGTGAATCATAGTTATCTGCACCCTTTAATGATATTTGACTATTAGTTTTTCTAATAGTTATTGTCATTGTAGTTTCGTTAATATCCTCAATCCAATTAAATTGGTTAAGCATTTCTTTAAGAGTTCCCCAGACAATCTCTTTGGCCATTTTAAATGTAGGTGCTACATACCAGATTCTTCTATTAGGCTGACAGGCATATTTCATCATCTCAGTTACAGCTAGATAAGTTTTGCCAAATCTACGACCACTTATAAGAACTCTAAATCTTGCTTTACTAGATGATACTTTAAGTTGTGGTTTTGTCAGAGTTATTTTCATTACAGAAATAAGAAATATACATTTTATCCTTATTAAATTTTTCCTGAAATTCGTTAGTTACTTTTATTGTTATTACAGCACCAGCTTTAGTACATTCTGTCCAGCTATTATATTCTACAGGGTGTACTAATGGAGTATTGCAATATCCTGTAATTGCTGAGCAGATAGTATAAGCTAAAATAAATTTCATTAGCTTAATGGGTTTTTAGATGCTTCTTTTAATTCTTCAATCTCTAACTTTAAAACTTCTATTTCTTTTTGTAATATTTTAATAGCAGAATTGTCATGTGAATGATCGTTGTTATGACCATGAGTTTCTAATTCTTTTTGTATTAAAGCTATCTCTTTATTAATATCTAATATTGCAAATCCATTGTTTTCTATGCCAGATAAATCTGGTGCAGTTTGATTAGATAATTGTTCGATTGTAGATTCCATCTTAGCAAATTTAGTAAATCCAGCACCAATAGAAGCAATAAGACCTAGTATTACAACTATGTTTGTAAGATTGTCTTGTATTTTTTTAACCATTTTTTAACTCCTGTAATTCTAAAAGTAATAGTCTTTTTTTAGACTTAATTTCATTTAGTTTTTTTATCTTAACTTCCATTATATCATTAGCAGTATATTTCACTAAATCAACATTGGCATATATAGACCTATTATCAAATATCTCGATCTGATTCAAATAAATATCTTTAGGCTTGTAAAACTCCACATTATTGTAATCTGTAAGTGAAACCTGATCGCTTTTCATAGCATCTAGTTTTATAATGTTTTTGATCTGTAAGTTTTTAGCACTATCTTTAATTTGAGCATCTACTTTAGCCATAATATTATCTATCTTAGGTTTCTTTGTTTTCTTATCTGTTACCTTTGTTTTAACTTCTTTTTTAGGTGCTTCTTCTGTAGTTTCTTCAATAATTTCTTCTTCTTTTTCTTCTGCCATTTGCTCTGGTGCTTCCTCTACAATTTCTTCTGGCATCTCCTCTTTAGCTTCTTGTATAATTTCTTCTGTTATTACTTCTTCTTCAGGCTTTTCTTCTGCAATAATTTCTTCCATAATCTCAGGTTCTGATTCTATGGTTTCAGGTTGCTCGTCAGTAATAGAAACAATTTCGATAAATTCTTCCATAATAGGTTCTTCCATAACTTCCATTGTAGGTTCTTCAAATATCTCAAATGTAAATTGTTCTTCAATTTTAATATTTTCTTCTGGTTCAAAATCAGTAAATAAATTTATTAATTCTTGTTCTACAGTTTCATTAATATCAGGAACATAAGTATAATTTACAATTAGACTAGGCTCTTTGAGATCAGCACCATAGTGTCCTGTAGTATTAGGAACAGAAAAATCATATCTTAAAACAACATCATAATCTTGTACTGTATTCTTTCCAAAGATCATTGTATCTGTCATATCTTCATATGCACAGCCATTAAATGTAGCACAACTTCCTGATATTGTTCTATTCTGTGTAGTCAAATTTCCATTATCATCTGTTACTTTGATAGATTGTGTAACTGATTGTGAATTACTATTCCAAAACCATATTTTAGATGAGCCTGTTATTTCAAAGCCATTGTTTAATGAACCTTTATTTACATTAGAATCATTCAAAGAAACACTATCGGATTCTACATATTCATTATTAACTCCAGCTATAACTCCACTACCATGTGTAGTATCTATGTTTGTTCCTGACCAACCACTTGTAAAATCTTGTGAAACTAAATTATTTGTTGTTTCTGCTTTTGAAGTTGTAAGGGTTAATATCATCAACAAAAAGATTGATACGATATACTGCATATGCCATTACTCCTATAAAAATTATTAACCAAATCATTTTGTATGTAACTCTAATGTTTCAGCTTCTTCTTTGTTTAATTTCTTGTCTATCTTTTCTCTTTTCTTAATTCGTTTTACATAAGTTTCGTAATCTGGTCTTTCATGATCATACTTATTCCAAATTGCTAGTGCATCTTTACCTATCTTTCCATCTACAGGGCATGGTGTTCCAGCATTAATCATGGCCTCAAAGACTCTTTCGTCTTGGCATAGTAAAGCAACTGAGCCTACTTTCATTCCAAAGTCATATAATACTTTTGCTAATTTAATTCTTTCACAGTTCATATCTCTATTTGTTTTACCACCTGAAAACCCTGTACCAAATGTTTGAATACCTACTGATACTCCTGTTGCACAAACATCTTGGCTTTGAGCAGAGAATGATGGTGCTGATGCTGTTGGTGGTGCAGATTTAATATTAGAGTTTGATGTAGAGTTTGTTGTAGTATTTGATGATGAGCCTGATTGATAAGTTGTAGTAGCATTAGATGTATAACCACCATCAATCATAGTGTTTGAGCCAGATGTATTATTTTGTGTTTCGTCAGGATATGCTGGTTTTATAAATGCTAATAAGCAAAACAAAACTATCAATATTCCTGTAAAATAATAATTCATTGTACTACCCATAATTATTTCTTTTTCTTCTTTTTAAATTTACTTTCTATCCATACAAAGCAATTATCTATAAAGCCAAAGAATTTATAAACAATCTTATCCATTATACTTTAAACCCTTTTTGCCATGATTTAACTGCCCAATATACAGGAGTTGTATTTAATTGTTTGCCTGATCGTTTAGCTTTAGCAAGTATTGGTCTAAATCTTGCCATAAATGATCTTTTTCTCGCTGGAATATTCTTTTTGATAGATAGCTTCTTATCCCCAAAATTAACTTTGACTACTCTGCCTGTCTTACGATTCTTTACGAATACTTTAAACTTCTTAACATCTCCACGCATAGGTTTGTTAAGTTTAACAGTTTTATTTTTGTATTTAGCCATGAGGCATAAATATCATAGATAGTTTGATTAATAAATTAAAATAATGTTGATTCTATTCTTTGTTTTGCAATATCAAAATATTTCTCATCTTTTTCAATACCTATAAAGTTTCTATTAAGGTTTTTACAAGCAACACCAGTAGAACCTGAACCCATTGTAAAATCTAATACAGTATCATTTTCGTTAGTATAGGTTTTTATTAGATATTCTAATAAAGTTATTGGTTTTTGCGTTGGGTGAACACTACCATTTCTTATTTTATCAAATGCAATAAGATTTATTGGATTTTTATATTTATATTCTTTTTTAAATCCTATTGGTAAATTGTGTGGTGCTGTTTCACTCCTTTTTATTCCACCAGATTTTATTGGTTTATCCCTTAAAATTTTTTGTGGATAATACTGAGTTTTGTTTTTACTAAATATAGATATTAATTCTAATTGTCGCATTGGTTGATATTTAGCAAAAGCCATACCACTTGGTATTTTTTTATTCCAATACCAATCATATTTAAACCATTTAATATTTGATGTTCTTAAACAACTGCTAAATGGCTCACTACCAAATAAGGCAATACAGCCATTATCTTTAATTACTCTTTTTAGTTGATTCCACATAGGTTCAAATGGAATTACACTATCCCATTTACAAGCAGTAGTTCCATAAGGTGGGTCAGTAAGTATTAGATCAATAGACTTATCAGGTATCATAGGTAATACCTTTAAACAATCATCATTGAATAATTGCATTATCTCTTAAAATACCTTTTTCTCCATTCGTGGCAAACATAAGTATCTTTAACACCTTTAGCACCCCAACGACCACAGAATGATCTTTTGTTAGAGTATAATCCACAATCTCCACAGCTATTACCATGTAATGCTTTAGTAAATGATTGAGGTAGAGAATAATCTATGATCTCTCCATTAGGATAAAAGTTACTTCGCTTCTGTTCCACTCTCTACCAACTTTCTTAAATCTTTTACAGCATCTTCAAGTTTCTTTTGTCTTCTTA